AACTTCCGGCGAAGTCCATCTGGTGGCAGGGGGAGGAGTATAAAGCCTGGCCGTGTCAGATTGAGGGGATCGAGGCTTCAACCTCGGGAAGTAGTGCCCAGCCAAAACTTTCGGTTGCTAACCTCGACAGTTCGATCACCGCGCTTTGCCTGGCTTACGACGATATGCTGCAGGCGAAGGTGACGATACATGACACCCTTGGTAAGTATCTCGATGCGAGAAACTTCACCGGAGGCAATCCGACAGCCGATCCGACCCAGGAGAAGCTGAAGGTTTTCTACATCGATGCAAAGAGCAGTGAAACCAATGAAGTTGTTGAGTTCACACTATCCAGCCCTATGGATCTGCAGGGGCTGATGATACCTACCCGCCAGCTTCATTCTCTGTGCACATGGTGCATCCGGAACAAGTACCGAACCGGCGACGGCTGCGACTATGCTGGTACGCGCTATTTCGACAAAAACAACAACCCGGTAAGCGATCCGTCGCTGGATGAATGCAACGGCACGCTGACGGCCTGCAAACTCCGATTCGGCGAAGATAACGAACTCTCGTTTGGTGGCTTCCCGGGCACGTCTTTGATCAGGAGTTGATATGCGTCAGAAAACCATCGATGCGATTATGGCGCATGCTGCAGCTGAATATCCTCATGAGTGTTGCGGCGTGGTGGCGCAAAAGAGCCGGGTAGAGAAATATTTTCCATGTAGTAACCTCGCTACCGAGCCGACAGAACATTTTCACCTGTCGCCAGAAGACTATGCCGCTGCTGAGGACTGGGGTACGGTGATCGCCATCGTTCACAGTCACCCTGACGCCACTACGCAGCCGAGCGAACTGGATAAAGCGCAATGCGACGCAACTCTTTTACCCTGGCATATTGTGAGCTGGCCGGAGGGGGATTTACGCACCATCCAGCCGCGCGGAGAACTGCCACTGCTGGAGCGTCCGTTTGTGCTTGGACACTTCGACTGCTGGGGGCTGGTAATGAGCTATTTCCGGCAAACGCATGGTATCGAGCTCCACGATTACCGGGTGGATTATCCCTGGTGGGAAAACGACTACCAGGACAATTTCTATCAGGAGTGCTGGTACGAGTGCGGATTCAGGGAGTTTGATGGCCCGCCTCAGGAAGGGGACCTCATCATCATGCAGGTCCAGGCCGATAAGTGGAATCACGCGGGGATCCTGCTTGAGGGCAATATGCTACTGCATCATTTGTACGGTCATCTTAGCCAGCGCGTGCCATATGGTGGCTACTGGCAGGAAAGAACAATGAAAGTACTTCGGTACAAAGTATTTTGTTAATTCTATAGTGGTTAAGTTGTTAATTACTCACTCCATAACTTCATGTTAGTATTCCTCTGATATTTTCAATGAAAGGGAAGCTTAATTGTGAAAAAAATATTGTTCTCTGGTCTTGTGGTGCTTGCCACCGCTGGATGTGCTGATAATAGGCCAATGCCGGTATTAGATACTAAGCCTGTCACATGTTCATCAGAGGCTGAATGTAGTTATCTTTGGTCGAAGGTTCCTCAGCATTTGGAGTTTGCAACAAAAATGAGAGTAGAATCAGCTAACGATACATTTATAACAACATTCCCACCTATTGATACAAGGCAACTTGCAGGACGGGCATCTAAGGTTAAACAGTCCGGCGATACGGCAATAAATGCTGAATTCCAATGCCATCGACATTATGGGCAGAAGGATTGTGAAAGGGCGGTAATTAATGCTACAAATTTCTTTAATCAAGCAATGAGCATTGAAAAGAAACATTTTAATAAATAAACACCTAAATAAATCAACCAAATTAAACCGCTTCGGCGGTTTTTTTACGTGGGGGGATTATATGCAAGAGGTCATGAGTCGAATTGAATTAGGCAGTGTTCTTGGAAAAACGTTTGGCAAAGTTCACTACCGTCTGATATCCCGCGTAAGCGAAGCAGGCGTTGCACTCGCAAAAACCATTCCTGGATTTGAGCAGTTTATGATTTCCAGCCAACGCCGTGGGCTCACATACTCCGTGTTTAAGGGTAAAAAAAACATCGGTGTGGATGACCTTGGCTTCCCGATTACCGGCGAGGTTATTCGCATTGTTCCGGTAATCATCGGGAGTAAAAAAGCCGGTTTGATTCAAACTATCCTGGGCGCAGTATTAGTGATTGCATCGATCTGGATGCCAGGTCTGAGTATAGCTGCCAGCAATATGATGTTTGCTGCTGGTGCGTCCATAACGCTGGGGGGGGTAGTTCAGATGTTATCCCCTCAGGCTACAGGGCTGGCCAGCAAACAGAGCTCAGATAACCGCGCCTCATACGCGTTCGGCGGGGTAACCAACACTGCAGCGCAAGGCTACCCAGTGCCTCTGCTTTATGGTAAGCGTCGAATCGGCGGAGCGATTATTTCTGCCGGAATTTATGTCGAAGATCAACAGTAAATTAATTAACTTATTAGCTGATAGGCAGGAGAAAACTATGACTTTAGAAGAGCGCATGAGCATGCTTGAGGCAACCATCGCGAGCCTGCAGGTGGAGATAGCAGAGCTGCATAACCCGGCAATCGTCAATTCCGCCATTCAGAACGCACTACGGCCAGGTGGCGCTATTCATTCGATCATCACCGGTAATGGCTGGAGTTTGCGAGTAAAGGAGGGAAAGATTTCGCAGGGTGATGCAGGGGTTTTCGGTGGAACGGTAACAGCGGCCCAGAATGAGGCCGCTAAAACTCATGAAGAAATATTCAATGAAAAGCTCGATTTAATTATTTCTTTGATGCCACCTCTAAAACTTTAAGGATGCGCGTGAACGCATCAATTGTGTGCGGATCATTACGTGCAGCTGATTCTGGGATTTTTGCTTGCCCTGCCTGATAGTTTTTAGTCAGAGCATCGAGTGCGCCTGGCCGGGCAATGTCCAGTAATTTCACAATGTCCGATAGAATCAGGCCAGTTGCAATTTCATGCGTAAGCAGCTTTTGTTTAAGCTCTGCCACTTCTTTTTCCAGTTCTAACATCGAACCCATTTACTTCTCCTTTTTCCAGAGGTAATCAGCCATTCCACCTGTTATGAGTTCACCAGCGTCCCACCGCTGGCGGGCTGAATCCACAACATAACCAGGTATTTAGATTTGTAACATCCTGATATTCAGACAGTAGCCACCTTTGGGTGGCTTTTTTATGGGCGCAATATGGCTACAGATAAAGTGTTAAAAGGCCGCAAGGGCGGCAGCTCAAGTTCCCGAACCCCTACCGAACAGCCTGATGATCTGCAATCTGTAGCGAAGGCAAAAATCCTCGTTGCGCTTGGGGAAGGGGAGTTTGCTGGACAGCTCACCGGCAAAGATATCTACCTGGACGGAACAGCGCTGGAGAATGCTGACGGCTCCCAAAACTTCAGCGGGGTAACGTGGGAGTTTCGCGCGGGAACGCAGGCGCAAAAATATATTCAGGGTATTCCCGGTACCGAAAACGAGATCAGCGTAGGAACTGAGGTATCAAGTGCCACAGCCTGGACGCGCACGTTTACCAATACGCAGCTTTCAGCAGTTCGCCTGCGTCTTAAATGGCCCTCGCTTTTCAAACAGGAAGACGACGGCGATCTGGTGGGTTACTCGGTCAATTATGCGATTGACCTGCAGACTGACGGCGGCACATGGCAGACGGTACTCAATACCAGCGTGACCGGCAAAACGACGTCTGGTTATGAGCGCAGCCACCGTATCGATTTACCGCAGGCTGGCAGCACATGGACAATACGTCTGCGTAAGATTACCTCTGACGCCAACAGCGCGAAGATCGGCGACACGATGATGCTGCAGAGCTTCACCGAGGTGATTGACGCCAAACTGCGCTACCCGAACACCGCGCTGCTCTACGTCGAATTCGACTCAAGCCAGTTCAACGGCTCTATTCCTCAAATTTCATGCGAACCGCGCGGCCGCGTTATCCGCGTTCCAGATACCTACGACCCTGAAACCCGCACTTATAGCGGTACATGGACCGGTGCGTTTAAGTGGGCATGGACGGATAACCCTGCGTGGATTTTTTACGACCTGGTTGTTTCTGACCGGTTCGGCCTTGGGCACCGTTTGACCGCTGCGAATATTGATAAATGGACGCTTTATCAGGTTGCTCAGTATTGTGATCAGATGGTACCAGACGGCAAAGGGGGCAACGGTACAGAACCACGCTATACCTGCAACGTGTACATTCAGGACCGGAACGACGCCTACACAGTCCTGCGTGATTTTGCCGCTATCTTCCGTGGCATGACCTACTGGGGCGGGGATCAGATTGTGGCCCTGGCTGACATGCCGCGCGATGTTGATTACAGCTATACGCGCGCTAACGTTGTTGGCGGTCGCTTCACCTATTCGAGCAGCACCACGAAAATCCGCTACACCACAGCGCTGGTTTCATGGTCAGACCCGGGTAACGCTTATGCCGACGCGATGGAGCCGGTATTTGAGCAGGCGCTGGTGGCGCGGTACGGCTTCAATCAGCTGGA